TTACAACTTGGTCTGGATTAATGGCTTTATTCTTAGATGCAGAAGATAATAAAGATTTATTTATCTTAATATCTTTTAACTGGCTTTCTAAGTTAGCCCTTTCGCTATTCCATTCTTGGGTTTTATTCTTTAGGATTTCCTCAAACTCGCCTTTTTGAATTTGTTGCTTTTCTTGTAATTCCTTTTGTGTCTTAACAGCATTTACAGCTATGTCTAAATCTTCTACACCTAATTTCTTATACATTTGGCTTCTTTCTTGTGCCAATCGTTTCTTTACAATCTCTGTAACTTGTTCTTGGGTAAAGCCTTGAGCAGTAAGATTTTCTTCTGTGGTCTGCTCTTCGACTGTTTCAGCAGTTTGTTCTACTTTATTTTCTTCCATTTTATATCTCCTTAGTTGGATAGTATCCTTATAACAAATTTTTTCTTAAATTGCCACTAGTCATCATCTTCTGGTTCTAGCCAATTATTATGACCCTCTTTTTTTGCTATTTCTGGCAATCTTAAAAACATTCTTTCATCATAACTGGCAAAATACAAAAACTCCTCATCATTTATTTGTCTTCCTATTTCTCTAAATCTTTTATAATCTTTAAGAGTTATTATTTCTTTTTCTACAATATCACCTGCTTCTCCAATTATTTCTCTCATTTTAATACCTCGTCTTCTAAAAACTGAATAAATTTAGGGTCTACTAGTTGTTCTTTACCCATATGATACAAACTAAAATTCTCAGCAAACCATTCTTGAACGTCTGCTGTTGAATATCTTGAAGCACCCTTTTTGAAAAACATACCCTCATCAAAAACCTTATTAGTTAATTTTTCTTCTATTGGTGGTTGGTCATATAATGGAATACGTTTTGGTCTATTTTTTAATTGATGTACTGTATGTGCAAATTCGTGATAAAGGACATTTCTAAATTTATCAAATTCATCATCAAAATAAAAAAAAGCATTATGTGGTCTTACCCAAGTATCTGGGTTTTTCTTTCTTTCTTTAGTTACACTATCTCCAATTTTAAATTTTTTAGCTAAATCGGTTTCTCTTTGACTATAACCTTTACCAGTAAAAGCATTTCTAAATCTTTCTGTGTCTTTATCCACATTCTTTTTATTAAAATACTTTGGGTTTATTCTTAAATTTCCATCACCCATTGACATTAAAGCTCTACCTTTTGCACTAACAGTAATAGACCTTAATTTGGGAACATTATACAATTCTGCTAGTTCATCTAATTCTTGCATCACTATATTTAATTGACTTGCTATTTCATCTTCTAGTTTTTCAACCCCAGTAACCTTACCAACGTTTGTTTCACTAAATCTTGAATTCCCTACTGGTGGGTATCTTTCATCTTTTGCATTTTTAGTTATTTGTTTTTGCAGTCTATCTGCAACAATAGAACTAGATATTACATCAACTTCACTTTCTTTAACTGGATTATTTAATGTTGACCTCCTACCCTTTTTAATTGGTGTAGGCTCTTCTTGTTCTTCTTCTGGTTGTTCTGGTATTTCATCTATTGTTTCGTCTATTGTGGGTATCCAAGTATGCCTACATCTATAGCCACCTCTAACTATAAAAGGGTCACCAGTAGATTTACCTGCCCAACCTTGTGTATTCCATATTTCCCTTATTTGTTCTTCTGTAAGAACCCTATTAAGCATCCTCTGGCAAAATTCTCGGCTATCCCTAACCAATGTGCCTGTGTAGCTGAACTTGTCTATTCCCGCTTCTTTGGCTTTAGCTACTGTAAACTGCCCGTGGAACTGCATAACTGAATCGTGGGCTATTTGTCCTGCATATCTTCTAAGGTTGTTCCCTGCCCTGTCTGAGGCGTATTGAGTGTGTAATTTCCTTATAGCTTCATCTACTTGGGCTTTTTTGGTTACATCAAATTTATTTTCATTAACAAAATCTACTAATTCATTAATTTCTCTGACATTTGACTGCTTATAAACCCCATTAATATGAGACCTAATATTACTTACCATATCTTCAAAGGGTCTACCTGCTATTGCACTCTGATAAACCTCATCATTAATAACTTTTAAAAATCTTTCCGCTATATCTTCAAAACCGCTGAATGACTGAAATTTTAGAGCATTTATAGTCTGTAAATCTACTTCTGTAAGGCTTTTAAACTTTTTAGGTATCTTTAGCTCACCAAAGTTATCCAAAACTTCTTTAGCTATTTTGTTATATTCTTCATTTATAAGTATATCAGCTTCATTAAGAAAGTTTTCTTCTATGGCTTGTCTTATCTTAGGTTGTAGCTGGATAGCTAGTCTTTGGCTTACTAATTGACCTTTACTAGCCCTTGTAACCTCTTTGACAACATCATTTTCAAGATTATATAGAACATTTAATAATCTTTCTTCATGTTGGTCAGCTAATTTTTCTAATATTCTGGACATTGATTATAATGGAAAGTCTTTTTTCCATGCCCTTATAGACCAGTATGCAGGGCTTAAAGTCTTTTGCCCTTTTACCTCTTTTAAAACACCACCCATACGAGCTAGAAAAGATTTTTGCCTTGCAGGTATATTCTTTTTAATTGACATACCTCTAGCACCAAAAGTAACTTTTTTTACATTACCAGTTGATTTGTTTTTAACATAAACACCAAATTTTTTACGTTTAGATTCCTCTGTAGATAGCCTAAAAGGTTTATTTAGTTTTACTTCTCTACCTCTATACTTCGCCATCTTCTTTCCTATCGTCTAATCTTTCGTTAATAATTAAACCACAAACAACACATTTAAAAACATCTTTTAATTCTGTTTCTGGAGCATGAGATTTACATTTAGGGCATAATTTAAAATCATTCATTTTTATCTTGCAGAATTAGCTCAAACCCTGCTGATATAGCAGAAGTTGCACTAGCTTTGCCCTGTAACTCAATATCTGTTTTTTCTGATATTTTTATTGGCACAATATAATTCTTTTCTACGAAGCCTCCTCTAGTAGTAATAAATGCTTTTGTGTTCCAAACATTCCCATTAGATATCTCTTTAGTAATAATCTTTATTTCGTTTTCTAAATCTTTAGAACTGCCTACATCTATTTGCATTAGATAAGCATTATAGTTTCTTGGAACTGTATAAACACACATTAAGGTTTGACCATAGGTAGCAGTTATCTTGGCTACTGTAGTTGATGAAACTGTTATAGTTATATCTCCAACATTAGCATCACCAGTATTTGCAGTTTTCATTACTGCTCTAAATACCCTGCTAAATGTAGTTGTTCCTGCACTACCACCTATTGTTAATGTTTCTGTAGCCAAATCATAATTTTCATCTAAACCTTGTATTTCTACTGTACCAGTATTGTCAGATGCTGTATCGCTTGAGGTAGCTGTAGCTGTTCCTGCTGAACTTGCATAAGTATAAAGATTATTTCCATCCCAAATAGTTTCAAAAGTACCGCCAACCGCTGTGTTTAAACCAAACTTTTGTATTCCACTAAATCTATTTATTTCGCCTTTTTGTAAAGCTAATCCAAAAGGTGCATTATTTATACTTGCAAAAGTCATTTCTTTTTCCTTTTTCTTTTACTAGCTCTTAAAATGATGTCTTTATCAAATGTACCAGATTTACCTCTGCTTATTAGCTTGTTTACTCTAGCCACCTTGCTGACCCTCTAAACCAGTTGTTTCAAATAACCCTTTAGCACTTCTTCTAGCATCTATTTCTTCTTTGATTGCCTTTACAGCTTCATCATCAGATATAACAGATTCTGCTATTTGCTTATCTAATTCTTTATTGAATATTTCTGACTTAATGCCAGATGCTTTAGCCATTTGTAAGAAATTAAGGTCATCAGCCCAATCTCTAATATCAAATGAGTCTGGATAATTAATAGAGCCATTCCATTGCTTATCTTGCCACCTAGCAAATAAAGACCAAATTTGTTCTTCAGCATTTTCTAAATAATCTGCTTTTTCTGATAATCTAGCATTTAATAATTGAAATTCTGTCCTTAATGCTATTCCAGTATTAACTTTACTTTCTGTTGCTCTTACTGAACCCATATGAGTAATTCTATTAATAGCATCTATTTTTGTTTGTATAACTTTCATAATTCCATCTAAGTTTTGACCACTAGGCTGAATTATGTAAGGCTTTAAAGCTGAATCTAAATCCTCTGGTATTTCTATAATAGCTCCTGCACCTGCACTAGCTTCTACATTAGGTGTCTTAACTAAACTTGGGTGATTAGCTAATCTGATTAATTGTTCTTTTTCTGAGTAATCATTGTAGATAGATTGCTGTAAATAAGCTACGTCAGCAAGGTCGCTTATGCCTATAGGTCTTTTATTGCCTTTTAGGTTATATACGTTTACAGCAGGGATTACACCTAAAGGATTAGGTATTTCATCTAAAAGTTTAGGTTCTGTGTTCGAGTTTTCTTCAGCATAATCTTCAAACTCATATGTTGATATAGTTTCTTCTGTAAAAACCTTTATTATAGCTCTTTGGGAATTTACATCCTCAATCACAACTAACAAATCTAAATAAAATCTACCACTAGCAGACCTTTTATAATTCCAATTAACTATATTCTCTGGTGTATATATTGAAACATAAGGTCTTATGTCTTGAGTTAATTCTTCTGCTCTTGTCTTAGCATTAGACTGTGGCTTATCTATTACAACCCAACAATTACCATAAATACTAGCGTTCATTTGAACTTCTCGCATTACAGTATTAAAGTTTCTGCCATCTAGGTCAGCATCTTCTATAAATGAAGCTAATTGAGGGTCACCATCTAAATCGCCATAATCTCTTGTGGGTGGAATTCTCCATAAAAAGCTAGTGTATATTTGCACAACATTCTTACAATGATTGTCTACTGGGGTATGTCTTACCCTTTGGTCATATTCTTCTGGAGTTTCTAATATGTATCTATGTAGGTAATAACCATTTTTGTAATCATTACCGCCTAAGTAACTTCTTATATAAAATTCCCAATTAGATATATTTGAGTGCCATAAGTCATGTTTGCTTTTTAGAAATTCTTTCATTAACTCCACCTCTTAGGAGGGCTTGCAACAAAATTCCGTCTAAGTGGGAAATTAAACTCAACTAAATAACCAAGAGCATCATTCATGTGGTCATATCCACTATCCTTATCTGGTATATGTGTTCCCTC